GCTTTGGCAAGGTCCCAGATCTTCCACTCGTTCACGTTACTATTGAGCGGGTATGGTCTGGCCTTCTTCCAGTTAAAGAGGATTTGTCGTGCTTGACGACGATCTTGTTCATCTGGTTCTTGGAAACCTGTTAACCCTAGACCCCCAAGCCATTCGGGGATTCTCCAGGGTAGTCTGGTTTTTGTGAGTATGTATGAATGGTGACGTATGAATGCATTATGTGTAGATTCTTTGAGTTCTTCAGGACATAATTTCATCATTTCTCTGTATCGCGTGCCCAAGGTGCTCTCTGGCTCCTCATCGTAGAGGCTGAACTTTCCTCCAGATCTTTTCAGACCTGTTAGTAATCCCATGTTAACATAGGGTACTAGGGTTAGATTCGAACCATTGACGAGAAAGTTTGTGGAATTGATCTGTACAAAATCACTCGATGTGAATGATTTTCCCACAGACTCTTCTAGGCCGACCTGCGCGATCATCTCTCGCCAATCACCAATTTGCCAGCCCGTGGCTCGAAAGGCCACGTCATCGCCGTTAATTGCCATAGGGGCCTCTTCCAGTGTCATACTTGGAATGCCGCCCTCAAGGGCAAAGCGTGTGATGGCTGCATTGATGATGCAGAGAATTGGAAATGATACAATGGAACCCATTAGTTGTCCGCGTTCCTGCTTCTTTTGTTCTCCTTCGTATTCAATGATGTGTTCAGTGAGTGCTTCTATAAACAATTGTGTTACATCTTCTGGAAGAGCCAGTGATTCAGCAAATGTCTCTGCTACAATTATTGAGGCCCATCGGCGTATGTGGTTTGTGGATTCCTTATAGTCACCTGACTGTACGGTTTTCCCTTTTCCCATATGCTGTGGCCTGTTTAATCGCAGCTCGAGGTATTTTGCTAAGTCGATTTCCCCACCTGTGGGGCTGCCGATTAGTTTGAATGCTGGATGATTCCTTAAGATGTCATGCATTAGTTTTTGGACATATCTTAAGATGTATGAGCGGAACGGTTGACTCTTTGTGATAACCCGGATCTTAAGTGGTTCGGGTAGTCCAAGGGGTTCAGCTATGTTGGGTTCGATCAGTGCTTCCTTTTTGCACTGTAGCCAGAGGTCTCTCATGGCTAGGTCGAACTTTTCAATGTTCTGCTCTATTGGAATGTCTGTGATCGTTCTCTGTTCATCTTCTAGTTCTATGTGGG